CTTCCTGTGCCATCTGCGCAAAGTAAGATAGTGTGTCATCTTCCTCCGCGACAGCACCTACCGTTGGTGCAGGAGCAGAAACAATCTCAGGTTGTGGTGCAGAACGTCCAACGTTCGCTTCCGCAGTCTGAGTTAATGCTTCATTACGGATAGTGGTGTTAGCACCTACCGCAGTACCCAATACCAATTCCAGACGTGACTCTAATTCCTGATAGGTTTTAAAGTTAGCAGGATCTACGAACTCACCCAAATCATACTGTTGATTATAAGTGGCTTCGAGTTTAGTCTCATCCGCATCAAACAATGCAGAAGTGGACTTGAACTCCGACTTATCATAGTTACGGTAACCCGCAACATTACGAATCTTCAGTTCGAAGTCAGCACCATTCCAGAAGTCGAAAGGATTGACCGGAGTCTCGCCAGGGAATTGTGGTTGCATCAGATCCATGATCTTGTCAAAGATCTTCTTACCAAACTCATAGTAAAATACTTTACCATTGTTCGATGGGTTTGCAGGATCGTTTACCACAAGGATATTAGACACGTAGTGAAGACGGCGCTTCTGTTTACGTGCAGTTTCTTTGTCATCTTCGATACCCGAGTTCCACAGACGTGAATTCAGTTCGGATACAGGATCCTTCTGACCGATGGTAGTCAACGATTTCTCGATGTACCATTGACCTTGAGGGCCTTTGAATCCGTGATCCCAATATCGTACCCAAGGCATATCTTGACCTTCCATTGCAGGAAGGAAACGGACTACTGCGTAACCATTGCCGTTATCATCAACGGTTGGTTTCCACTTACGTTCGTCATCGTACTTATTGGTTTTGGTGTTAGTACCAGATGCTTCTTGAGCGGCAGATACTAATTTAGAAATGTCGGTAGAACGACTTTTTAGGTTTGCAAAAGACATATGTTTTCTCCAGTATGTTCAGCGTTTTCAGTTTATTTACAGTTTTTTTACACAGCGTATTTTCAAATGTTTCTTGATTGTACCATAGTATTCTAACCTATTTATACACATAAGTCAAGTGTTATTTTAAACATCCAGAGAATTAGTTTTCTCTAGGAAGTTCAAATTCATTGCCTCGGTTTCAAGACAATCTATAATTGAAGGTGTCAAGTACTTCTTAACATCTTCGACTTCCATGTTGTTCTGTTCACACATATGAACAATAGAGTCCATATAGTTAAGTTCCGAACTCCGAACTGTCCTCTCCACCATCTTCGAGAACCTCTTCTTGTTCATGAAGTTTTCGCTTGTGTTCGTCTCTTCGGTACTCAGATTCGGTACCGTAAATTCTATCGTCATTCTCTTTCATCTCCTCGGTATATTCACCGATATCTTTATAAAACCATCCCACAACTCTCTTGGGACGACCACTAGGAAAGTATGCAATAGCATGAACGACAGTACCCATCTTACCTTCTCGATGTCTTCCATAACGTGCATCTAACCAGATACTAGAGTCGAGATACCTTTTCAGGTTTCCGAGATATACCTCTAGTGTCTGATACTCATGTCTTTCCTTAGAATCCTTCGACAGTCGTTGTGCCTTCTTGGATCGAAGTTCCACACCTATTTCTTTAACCCACTCGCGAACCTTTCTCCAATGTATCGGACTATCCTCATCCATATCCAACAATAAAGGATGGACAGATTTGGAACCATCATGACCACGAGCCTCTCGTGCTTTTGCGAGTCTTTCACTCGCAGCGGCACGTTGGGCATCAGACATTGGTTTACGTTTGCGTTTTACTACCATGCTTCACACCGATATTCTACAAGGTTTTCAGTACGGAAAGATCTCCAGTCATTCACTTCGGTATCGAATAGAACAACTAGTTCTTCATTACTCTTGCGTTCCTTACCTTCTTCGGGTACCTTGTCTAACGGAATATGTTCGGAACTCAAAGTACCAATCATATTACGAAGATCACCATTCACCTTCTTGAACTGTAGGTGCACGATACCCTCTTTCAAAGCATCAACTATTCCTTGCTTCTTCAATTCGAGCGACTGCTTCTTCATCATCTCCGGTGTTAGTTCGTTCACTGCTTGTTCCATTATCATCTCCTGACCCTGAGGCCTCTTCATGTAGTTGTTTTACCCAATCATCACCTTCATCAAAGTAAACGATTAATCGTTCGTTTGCAATGATAAGATCTTCGATGTTTTTTAACTCACTTTCATCAGCACCATCTTTAATACGTTCTTGGACGTAAATGATGTTATTGACATAAGTGTCTTTCAGAATACGTTTAGTTACTTCTACGTCTTCTTTGAACTGCTTTTCCGTGTAGGACATAACGGGTCTTCTCCTTCAATTTTATTAATTTCTTGTTCATGCAGAACTTGCATTCTTCGTGATCTTCTTTGACTCTGTAATCTTTGTTGCGCAGATCTGAGTTTAAGATATCTCATTTGTTTAGACATTATATATCATTTCCTTACCACTGTCAAGTTAAATTTACCACTTTTTTACATTCATTCAGTCTACGAATACTCGACATCACTCCATATAGGTCATCCTCATTGTCTACACTAAACGCCAACCAAAATATTAACATCACTCTAAGGAGATACAAACCAAGTTGGTGTCTCGCGTTTTGTCCATTTGGCAAAGTACTTTTTCTCCTGTACATAGTAGGTACGGTATCCGTCAACTACACTATCTCTTTTACATTCGTCAGGCATACACTGTGGCATAACTGACTCATAGGCGGTCTGTTTGATGTTCTTAGGCGCAAACCATAACATACCGGATAGTTTGTCGTAGGTCGCATGAACACGTCCATACCGGTGTTCATACTCCTTTGCAGTGGCCTTGAAGTGTTTGTATAACCAACGATAGTTCTTATCGTTCTCGCGACACCAGATGTTAGATGGGTGGTTGACATGAGATGCCTTGTACAACAACTCCTCACGTGCAGATTCTGTAACCCTCCACCGTTTGATTTTACTACCGTTCTTGGTCTTGTCCAAATACAACTCACCATCCAGTACACGATGTGCGGTAGACAGTAGTTGACCATATTCGATAACCATCTTGACTACATGTTTGTCACACATCAACTGCGCAGCTTTCACAGGATCATCATCTAATCGAAATACATTCATTAATCAAAGTCCTCACAATCCCAAACACAAGAAACGATATTCTCTACATTAATAATGGGCAATTTTAATTCCGTGGCGATTTGAATGGTGGTATATCCATCTTCGTACATACCAATAACATTTGATACAACCGTACTTGCACTATCATAAAAATCATCATCAAGGTTCCAACGTCCACCGGTACGTCTCTCTTCTTTCTTACGGTCAACCATAACCGCAGACTTGTTGAAACGTTTAGCGAACTTAGCGACAGGATTGGAGGTCTTACCCAATCCATGTTTCTTTTTATTCGTCATTTCCTTTCCCCTTTACCTCCCACCATACTACCATAAGTAAACAGAATATGGCAAGAGAAATAATATCAGAAAAAAGAAACTCACCACTAATCATTGTTATACAACCCATAGTAAGTCTTACCAAAGATGCGGTATGCTTCTTTGTCTTTCACAACGTAGACTTCACGGAGACGACCAACATAACCAACACGAACAACCGTGTCGTAATCGATAGTTCCGTCACGCATCATCATGCGGAGGATCAAGTCATACTTCAAACCAATTGCGGAATTCAAAAGTTCACCAACTTTATATTTTTCACGACCGAGTTGGATCTCTTTGTCAACGACAGGGCGTTCACCAAGTGCGTGAGAGACTTTCATATCACAAGTCAAGTCCATTCCCATGAACATAGAACGTTCACCAGTAGAACCGTACACAACATTACAAGTATATTGATTAAACATTATTTATCTTCCTCTTCAATTTTATTACCATAGTAGTCGTTTTTACCTTCACGCATACCTTTTCGAATTTCGTCTCTTTCATACATCGCAGCGAGAGAACCACTGACCAAAAACACCGCAAAAATAACTACCAACAACCAAGTTAGTATATTAGTTAACAATTCCATTACTTCACCTCCACCTGATCGACCCAAGCAACATCACGTTCAAGATAAGTATGTCTGTAGTTAAGGGCATCGACCATAGTGTCGAACATCTTACAGTTTATTAACTGGTCATTAACAACGTTTCTCAATACATATTTAATCATAACTTTCTCTCTCATCTCAATAGGGTACTATTATCTCATTATTAGAACAAGAATGCAACACTTATTTCACTTATTTTTAGAACATTTTGTTATAAGCATATAACTCATCGTTTGGTATCGTTTGGTAGAGGAAAGAGAAAATGTTGTCAGTCTCTTGTGAAGTATTGGCTGCATCGACAACTACCATGTCAACGTTATCATTGTCATACCAATCCATCTTGTTGGTGAAGCGGTCTGCAACACGATTGAAGTAGAACACGTGAGTATCATCAGTCTTGGCGTAATTGAATATTCTGTCTTTCATAATCATCTTCTCTCTCATCTCAATAGGGTACTATTATACCACCACTCTATGTATCGCACAACCCCTTTTTTAGAACATTTTGTTATATGCATATAACTTTTTCGAATATGGAACGAAAGTGGGATACCATATTGGGTAGGTGAACCCACCCCTTGGTACTATAATCCAATGAGACCCCACCCATGATTCGCTATAGCATTGAGGATGATAAAGATACAAGTCGCCATATGAGTACACCACCACACAGTCCTAATGCCAGCAACAGTATTAGCTTGGGTATCAGTTTCTCCGACCTTTTCACCTAGACTCTTCGCCCATATTCTCCACCACTTATGTATCATACAAACCCACATATTGGTCAACTCTACTTATTACTGCTAAGTTAAAATCTGCTACATCACGTTCACTAAGCAACTCTTCTTTCTGTGCTTGGATGCCAATACCTATTTTAGTATAATCATTAATGACGCATTCATACTTACCACCACGCCACATCTCTTCAACAACACATGCTTCACACGCATCATGTAGGTTATCATAAACACCGACTATGTAGGAGTGATTTTCTCTATCACCCCAACGTAATGCTTCAACTACATAATATTCGGTCATCTTCATTTAACCTTCTCTCAAGAATTGCCTAACAACAATCTGGTTCTGCACTACTTCTTTCATGTAGCTGTAGTTGGGATGATTCTTATAGAGGGTCTCGAACTGTTCCATGATAGTTTCGTTTGTTGCACCCATGTAGACCAACGGGTCTACGAACTCTTGAACTTCTAATACTAACGTACTCATTGCAGACATAATACTTTCCTCAGTTATCTTAGATAATTATATAGTATTTCTGTAGGTAAGGCAACATATAAATAAAAGAAAATGAAAAATAAAGGTATAAATATGAGTGACGACATTTTTGATTTCGGTTTCACTATAGTTGACGAGGATGAACTGGATGCGGTTCAAGAGGCGCAGACAGCCGCCAATGAGAATTCTACAACTGTTAGCGAACTCGAAAAACGTTTAGACAATCTGTTCAATGCGGTACAACCTCTACTAAACAACTTGAAACAGAATCCCCAGAAAGATTATATTCTGTGGCCTAATCGTCTTGAGAAAATAGAACAATTCGAAGACCATATACAAAACATTTATAAAGGGTAACCCATGTATTATAGGACAGCAAACGAGCTCGTTATCAATTCACCTAGAGTGAACAGTACATCTATGAGTAGATATATTCACCGTGACATGAAAAAGGATGTGTGGGGTAGACTCAACTTTCTGATAGGGGGCGAAGTTAGAAAAAACGATCTGAACCTGAGATGGCATGACGCGGATGCAAATACTGTCAATGACGTGTTTAACTATGTCCCTATGATATTAAACTATATCGCACTAAAGGGTTACCGTAAGATACTGTTTGTCGGTCATTACAATTCGGCACAGACTAGTTGGACATTCCAACGTGGTAGTGATCGCCAGATACATAAGACTCCTTCAGTGAAGTCTCTCGAAGATACTATGGTAGATCCTAATGTATGGACACAGTTTATTCCCATTGTTAAGATGGAATACAAATATAACATAGAAATGCATACTGTAGTACCAACCGAACTCAGACATAGAAAATTGATGCACTCTTTATATAAAAGATATGAAATCGATTTGATACCGGCAGATAAACAATACAAAGGTGGCCAAGAAACCCTTGGACTAACACCACCACCAGATACATCATATGATTGTGTTATACTTGCAGGTGTTCCTAAAGAGACCGAAGATACTGCTTTCACTTATCATCATGTGAAATCAGTATTCGCACCGTACTGTGATGAATCTTTTGATATAATAGATATCAATTATCAAGACCCAGACAAAGCAAAGTATATTGAAGGCGCGATAGAAGAGAATAGTGAATGGTTGAATCAGGTGTTTGTGAACCGTTCTATTTGGGACAGTAAGTTCAGAGAAATGTCAGAAGAGGATCGTGCCATTGAATATTCGATACTCAATGACATGATCCGGTGTCACAAAGGTTAGTTCCAGTCTACGTTCTTAGGTACATAACCTGCGATCTTAGAACGAATCTCTTTATCTAATTTGTCAACGGGAGTAGGTGGTTTACCTGCTCTCTTGACATAGAAGTAGTTTGCGTCTTTGACGTATGAACCACCCTTACCAGACTTCGCCAGATTCGCATCTACACCAACTTTGTTGAATGCGAATACGATATCCCCATCCATATACTTCTTGAGTTTGTTACCCATGTTGATGATATCACCCATAGTGTTAGCTGCACCACGGTGAGTGTTAACAAGAATCTCGGTAGGTACAACACGTGCACGTTTCGCATTCTGTGCCTTCGCAACTTCGATATCATTCACAACCCATACGATATGGATGTTCTTTTTATCGTAACCTAACTTAGACGCATCGTTCGCAACCTTCTCCAACTTAGACAATTCCTTGAAGGTCATGTCGAAGATGATGTTTGGTTTACGATCAGCAGGCGCGGTCAATACTGAACGATAGAATAACTTCTCTTTGTTCTTATCAGTCTTTAGATAGATACCAATGATTTCGTGTAGTTTCTCTACATTCTTGGGATCTTTCAGGTTCTGTGACAATTTAAAAATATCCACACCGAGTTCGTCCATGACTCGTTTCTGGATCGCAGGTGTCTTAGCTGCAAGTTTCTTCAACTCATCCACATCGAAAGTCTTTCCTTCGATACCTACCAGATTACTCAGAATGAATCCTTTACCAGAACCCGCACCACCGGCCATGATAACAATGTTACCAAACTTAGGGTATGCTTTACCACCAAAGGTAATGAGTTTTTCAAGTAACGCTTCCGATTCTTCTGAAAGGAAGGTCTCTTCTTTTAAGAATGTGTTAAAAGATTGCATTTAAATTATGTTCCCGAATGTTATTTTATAAGTGTATTTATACAAAACAGGCAATCAAGAATGCAACACCACACCAAATAAGTACGTTGGGTCGGAACTCCCAAACAGTTTTAAAATCAACACAAGTGTACTTTATAAACTCACCGAACTTTTTACTGATTTCTATCACATCATCTATACTAGGCATTATTTTTTCTCCACAACTATTTTGACATTATCCCCTACAGGGAATTTCAGTTTACTATGACTATGATACAGGAAAAACGTGGTCTTGTCAAACTCTTCGAACATCTTTGTCCAAATAGGTCTCCAGTTATTTGCGAGACGATGTGTGTTCTGTGAACTTCGATCTGATTCTAATAACAAGTCAGTATAACTACGGAGACTTGTATCGAACATGGAATCGAATCCGTAGATGTGGACTTCAGTCGCCTTCTGTACACGACATGCGTAGTCTACTGCCATATGGCCACACGAGTAATTTGTCGCAGCCTGTGCTTCGTTCTGTCCTTGTAGTTTCGCATAAGACGGGATATGTGTGTGCATTGCCTTGATCTTCTGCGCATACTTCAGATAGAATGCGGGTTGCATTTCCATCCAGTGACGGGGACGGGTACCCAATATCCAATCATACATATCCAATTTGATATGACCATTGGCGAGTGCTAACATCATCTTATAGTCAACCATACAAGTAGCGAACACTTCATTGTTCGGAATCTCGAATGGGGGCATATTGCAGATCAGGAGTTTACCTTCGGTACCTCTTTCGAACCGAAAGGCATTATCACCATTGCCTAAGATATTCCATCTCATGCTTCGAATCCATGTTCTTCAATTAATATTTTACGATTACGCAAATGTTCATCTTCGATATCATCCTTGGATTGTCCGTGGTACGCAACCGCAAGATGGTCTCGAATCATAATCTCATTAACGGTCATTTGTCGGTCGGTTTTTGCGTCATAGACGAGGAACTCTCCGAGGATTCGGCCGTACTTTCCTTTACTGTCGAGTCTTGTACGGAGGACAGATGTTTCTCCCAGTGACTCCGCAAGGAATCTGGAGGCGAGTTTACCAAACTTTTTCTCGATAGGGTCACGAGTACGAGACTCGGGAGTATCAATACCGTATAGGCGAATACGCTGATTAGCATAAATGATACCGAAACCAAGATCAATATCGACATCCACAGTATCACCATCAACAACTCTAACAATTTTGCAAGAATATTCATACATTAAAAGTACCTCTCCAAAATCTCTAACTGTTCATGGTAGTCCGCAATGATCTTCAACTCGTGTTCTATCGCTTCCATCACATCAGGATGTTCACCAATACCGGTAGGATTGGCCAAGTAAACTTCCACGTTCATTTTATGTTTGTTAATCTTACCCACCGCATGGGATGTCAACGACTCAATTATCTGTTTTCTCATTCTCTACAACCTCTGGTTCATCTGTATTCATAGTGCGATAGTATATCACAACTTCTTTTAGTTGATTTATATATCGTTTTATTTCCTGCATGTTATATGCCATCAACTCATAATCACCTACCGACATTGCAACAAAGACTAATTGTCCTTCGTGTCGTTTCGCAATATCTTCTAGAAAGGTGTCAATGTTCTTGTCACTGACCACATACCACTGAGGGTCTTTGTGGTCAATCTGTCTAGGCATTGCGGGATGGATAATTGGAACTCTTATCTCTACCGTCTTAATCTCTACTGGTATAGGTTCTGGTACTTTACCCCAGTTACCTAGTGTCGTACAACCACTACTTATCAGTGTTATCAATAACAGCAGTGTCGTTTTCGATACTGTCGAATACATCTTTAGTTCCTCGGTTGATTCTTGTTTCTATTAGAGTCGGTTTTGCAGCTGCAAGTCGTGCTAGGTTATGTCGTGCAAAGATTGCAAGGTATCGTTTAGACTCTGCCTCAATCTCTGCATTACGAGAGGACATCACATTCAATGCTTCGGAAGTCTTCTGTAGGTTATTCTGTAACGCTTCTATCGTCTTTACTTGTTCCTGTTCACGTAACTCTTGTGCCGCAAGAAGTACCTGTTGTTGTGCAACTTGACCCAACAAAGGTTTGTGTATGAACTGGTAGAATCCTGCAAACGTGATACCCATACAAAGTACCACTCCTAATAATATTTTACTAAACATCGTGCCACGCCTCTTTTATATACGGTAAGTATTCTAGTTCGTGTGGTTTTGGTTTACCGCCACAATCTACAATCTTGCACCCACTTGGGATATATTTAGGGAATATCCAATTACCCAAAACCTTACTTCCCAGATGGAATTTCAGATTGAGTTTGAGGTTTTGATTGAACTCTTCGTCCATATAGTAGATCTCCGAGTAACCGCCAGGTTTCCATTCTTCGAGTAGACGACCTGTCCATACTTGGTCACCCCCATCATAGTCAAACAGTCTCCAACTATCCAA